CCTTTTACCCCTCCTTCAAAATTATAAAGATTCATTTTATCTAAATTACCAACAACTCCTTCAGAAACCGCAGCAACTGTCGTACCGGCTTGTTGAGCAATTTTAACAACATCCATCATTTGATCACCCACACTAGCAATACTAAAACCAACATCTCTAAATTTAACAGCTAAATCGGATTGTTTTACACCCGTTACTTCAGCAGTTGCAGCAAAATCAGCAAGAACATCACTACTAAGCATTAGGTTAGTATTCATACTTTCACCTAACGTTTTTATTGTTTCAGCAACATCACCAACATCAAGACCCATGTCAACAAATTTAGGGATGGCATCGGCAACCGTTTGGGTTAATTCACCCGCTCTTTCTTTACTAATACCAAATGTCTTAACTAATTTAGTTGCCTCGGCATCTAAGTTTCCTAAAGCGGTTAATATACCCTCTGGTCCAAGTTGTTTATTTACTTGCGATAATATAGATCCAATTCCTTTAAAAGGATCTGTAAATAACGTACCTAAATTTGATATTGTAGTATCTAAATTTAATAACTCATCACTTAATTTAGTTGATGTACTTTGATCAACGTTAGTCGTTCCAACTATATTACTTACCGGTGATGGAGGAGGTGCAAACATATTAACTTTAGTATTTTATAATAAATACCATTTATTTATCTTTTTTATGTTCTTCAATGATCTTATCTACAAGATATCTTCTTACATATGTTGGCATTTTTAAATAATCGGAATAAGATGTTCTTAATATCTTTCCCAATAAATAAAATTCGTCTAATAAAAATTTTGAGTAATCAGAAGAAAGGCCGAAAAAATTCCACCCCAAAAGCAATGTTAACCATTACTCTTTCTCCTGACGGGGCTATTACTTCTTTTACAAGATCTAGTTTAGGTTCGTTTTGTAACATGAAATTTTTAATATGTTTTGAATCCATAATTGGCATATTCTCAATAAATTTACTAATGTCTCCTCTATCTGAATTACCATCAATATCAACAATCATTTTAGATAATCTTAATGTCGCAATTGGAGCCGGTCTACCAACAGGATATTCACTAACAATTTTTTCAATTTCAATTGCATCTCTCATTATAAGAAATTTTAATCTTACTTTTGAACCGCTTCTTGGTAATGTTGTGGTTAAATAACCATCTGTATCAGGTTCAACTGATGTTTTATTAATATTTAACTCATCAAGTAAAATAGTTGCATTAAATTCTTTGTTTGTTTGTGGGTCCGTTACACTTACAACATATTCAGGACCAAACGATGTATTTCTTAAAAAGATCAATAAAGCCTCAATATCACCATCTAAAAGTTCTTCAGGTCTAAGGTCTGTTTCATATAACTTATTTCTTAACAAAGGTAAAACAATTGATTCCTTAATTGTTTTGTTTGGATTCATATTTAAAAGTGTGTTTTCATCCGCGGCAGTTAAATAACCAATTTTAACACTTTTCTTTTTAGAGGCATAAAATTTACCTCCAGATGGTAATGTCACCACATCATGTGGTAAGCTAAAATCCATTTGACCGTATTGTTTTGAATCGTTTTCCATAATCGTATTTTTATTTTAAATATAAAATCATTTACTTTTTAGTAAATAAAAAAACCTATACGGATTTCTCCATATAGGTTTATTATAATATTAGTGTTAAATTCTTAGTAAACTAAGATACATCTATCCATTCGAAGAGTTGCTGTAATATCAGCAAGAGCATCTTGTGAATAAGATAATGAACCAAAGTTCACATCCGTCATAAATGTTCCTTCTAAAATCCATTTCTCAACTACTACACCCGTTGGGTCTAACATTTCTATGTCAACATTCTTTTTATAACCTGCGGCATATCCCATACGACCTGTAACAGATTCAGCACATAAACGAACCCATTCCATCAATGCTTGAGCTGCTGAAGGACCAATAGGGTCTCTAAATTTAACTGTAATTGGATCCCAGTTAAATCGTCCAGCAACATACGTAGATGTATTTAAGAATTGTATTTCCGTTCCGTTAATTTTAATTGATGGTCTTGAAGCACTTTCCACGAACCATTCGTTAATTCCTAGTGGACTAGGAAATCTAAGTATGAATCTATTCTGGCGTTTCGGTTCATACGGAACTGGCATTTTCATCAGTAAATCAGCCATATTTTTTTTGTTTTAGTTTTAGTTTATTTTTATTATAAATATACACCAAACAAAAAATTTCTATTTACTTTTACTTTTTTTTCAATAAATTACATCTAGAACTAGACATTACTGGATTTTTAATATTAATACTTTCTTTTTATTCCTCCTGCTGTTAAATAAGTATGTAATATATCTTCGTCTTTATCTTTGAAATGTTTCTTCATAGTATCTACATTTCTTACATCGTCATCTGAAAAACCAATGTATGGTGTAAAATAATTACTTATCTTGTTTTTCATAAATGCCTTCTTTTGCAAATGATGAGATATTTGTTTTACATATCTAATAAAATCTTCCATTGCTTTTATCTTACCCTGTTCAGGATTAGTTTCGGCACTTACACCAAAAGACACCGGATGAAAACGACATAAATCTAAATAACTTCGTATAAGTTGGTCTTTATTAAGTTTATTTTCATCAGCCAAATCTCTATATCTCATAAGGTTTTTAACCAATTTATTTGAATCAATTCCATTTTTATTGGATTTAATTAATTTGTAAACTGCTTGTTTAAGAGCCGATGGAGTATGCCCTCTTGCCGTAATGATTGAAAAGATTGATCCATTATTAATTGCTTCCACAAAATCATCCCATGCCGGTCCAATTGGGGCAACCATACTATCAGTTAAAAACTTTCTATCACCTAATACCCCGAAATCCTTGAAGGCATTTGGATGAAATCCAACAATTGTATGACCATCATAATTAAATGGAGTCTTACCGACTTCAGTTCTGTGTTCAGAAAAATCCTCAGTTGACATACCTACCGTATTACCTTCATCATCTAAAAGATAAATTTTTGTTGGCATATACATTAGGTTATCATCCCAATCAAAGGAGTAATATTTCATCACCGGAGTTGAATTGTCTTGGACAATTTCACTAATAATTTCTCTAACAAGTTGTTTATGTTCCATAATTTTCTTACATTTATAAATACAAAGGTAATAAAAAAAGGGAGAACTTGTCTCCCTTTTCGTATTTTTTTTTCATTTTTAAGATTAAATGTCCTCAAATGATGCTCCTGTAGGTGTGATATAGAAGGTAATATCTATAAATTCTAAGGATCTTGTTGGTTTAATGTAAATCTTACCTGTCATTTGATTTCTATCTAAATCAGCAGTATCTGAAGAAACTGTTACTCGGAAATCATATAAACCTCTATCTCTTCTGATAGCATCTAATATTGGATTTACTGAGTTTAAGAAATCTTGTCTTACTTGTTCGTCATTTTGATCAAACAACAATCTCACAGAAACTGCTGAAATCAATTTACGAGCTTGTAATAACAATCTTCTTACGTTAATTCTATCAAGTGCTGATTCTCTTACTTGAAGAGTTTTGTTACCCCAAATTACAGTACCGACATCTGAGAAGGTTGCAATTGGGTTAAGTCTTCCTTGGTAAAGAGTGTCTCTATCTTCTTGAGTTAACTTCTTACGTGCTTTAATTGAGTTCACGATACCTCTTGTATAACCTGCGGCTGCGAACCAAGGGAACGCAATGTTATCAGTTAATGCCAAGTTTCTTGTTACCTCAGCCGTTGCCGGAATGTAGATTTGAGTATTATTAACCGTATCACGAGTTAATACCCAAGGGTAGTAAGTAGCCGTATAGTTAGAGTCAATTCCTGTAGTTTCCAAATTATCAACCGCTTCTTGTGGGTAAATCAACCCATCACCACCTGTTGTGGTTGGTAAGAATAGATTGTAGTCAGGAGTAGTTGTAATATAAAGTGAATCCGCTCTATCGTTCTCAATCATATCAATTGTTGCCTCCACTAAATCACTGTTATTAACGTAATCAATACCAGGTGATACAAATACGTTGATGTTAACTGCTTCAGGATTAGCAAATGTTTGAATACCTAACAAGTATGCATAGTAATCAGTATTTGCGAAATCTTGAGTTCCATCACCAACTGCGATTTGTTTGAATGCTCCCCAACCAACTGCGTTTGGATATCTGTTATCAGGACAAGCACCATTTAAGTAACCTGATCTACCTAACACATATCTATCGCCGTTAGTTCTATATTCTCTATAGATATCCCAACCATCAAAACCACCTTGTACTAATAAAGTGAATTTTCTTGAGTAAATTCTATAGTAAGGGTTTGTTGGGTTGTTTGGTTCAGATGAGAAGTTAGCATCACCCACATCAAATCTTGGTGTTCCTGAAGTCGTAAACGCGTCTGAAATTGTAATGCCCGATGCGTCTTTATCCATGTGGAATCCTTTAGATCTGTAGTTCCATTCACCACCTTCAAGATCACAAGTTGAAATAGGGTTTTGTTTACCAATATATTCAAAATAGTTACCATCCCAACTATTATTGTTAGAAATACCTAAATATGTTCTTCTAACATTATCTCCGGGACTTTGTATTGGTGCTGCGAATGGTGGGTTGAATATAACTTCACCAGGGAAGTCATATTTTGTTTTATAAACAGGGAATGGCGATGTTGCCGAACCATATGTTCTAAAGTTAAATCCTTCAAATCCACAAGGTAATGCATCTACAGGAGCATCTTCATTCATTTCTACCATTACATACGTAGAATTAAGTTGGAATTCTCCATCCAATGAACCGATTTTTTTAGCAATGAAATTATTTTGACTTGGATCCATACTACAGTTTGTGAATTTTTCCACAACAACTGGGTTTGTATCTGTATCATAATAATCACGAACAAACACATCAAAAGTACCATTTGCGAATGAAATGTTCCCAATAGAAATTTTAATTTCATAGTTAGCGGCATCTCCATCAGCAATTGTGTAGAACTTAAATAAGTTATAAACTTTAGTACCTCTAAGTTCAGAAACAATCCATGGTGAACTTGGTGTTTGATATCTGTCTAAATACCATGCGATTGAATCACTAGCATTACTTTGAGCAGAATCTAAATCAACTAATGTAGGTCTTAAACCTCTAATGAAACCTTTTCTCCATCCATAATTTAATAATGCTTGGAATCTTTCTTCAACAAATAAAGGAACTACATTTCTTGGTTTACCAAAATTAGTTCCACCAAATACTTTAGTAAGGTATTGTGCGTCTGATGTTGAGAATGATGCTTCAAAATTAAAGTTAACACCATCTTTATTTGTAACATTTACACCAAATGGTAAATATGGGTTTTGTAAAACACCTGAGTATTGACCTGTCATGTTTAATGAAACGTCATTTAAATTAGGAACTTCATATACTGGGTTATTACCATCAGCATAAGTTGAGATCCCTCTTGATCTGAATGTTGCAACAACCATATTATCATAATTGGTATATGATGTACCAGTATAGTAGTAGATTACACCCATTACTGATCCTGAATAACACTCAACAGGTACAGGAATTGTTGTAGTTGTTGTAGTTGTTGGAACAGGAGTAACACAAGGGTTAGTTGTTGTTGACGTTGTTGTAGGTGCCGTAGTGGTCGTTGTTATTGGTGTAATGTTTGTAACACCTGTAACGATTGACCAAAATCCAATACCTGTATAGTTACCACTACCATCCTCATTAAATAAAGAATAATACCAAGATGTATTAGCTCCATCACATAATGTGTTTTGGTCAAACGGTATTGCAGGAACACCATATACATTTGTTGTTGCGGTATATGTACCGTTCACAGTTAATGCACTATAGTCATTACCATCAACACTACCAAAATAACTAATATTAGTATCTTCAGCGGTTAAAGGGTTTGAACTTGTAATAACCCCAAAGATTAAATCTCTAATGTTACTGTCCAATGTTGATGTTCCACCTTGAGGTGTCTCATAACTTACATTAAGTAAATCTTGAATTTCTGTTGGGAAATTACTTAAATAATCTATACTTGTTGTTGAATTAGTACATCCTGTAAAATCAACCACGAATGGTAATTCTAATGGTGTAACACATACAGGAACACATGATCCTGACGGTGTAACAGCACTAAAACAATTAACTCCGATTGTAGAACAATCTACGTTTGCCGTAGTTACGATTGACCAAGATGGACCAGCGTCATAACCTGAAAGTCCTAAGATTCTCGTTACGAATAATTGATTAGATTGTTGTAAATAAGATTTTGCGATATACGCAGCCTCATATTTTGGGATTTGTGTGTTCACAAATTTTTCGGGTACAGTTCCTCCAAAATAGGTTTGGAACTCGTCAAAATTTCTAATGAAGATTGGTTCGAATGCGGGACCCTTTAAGGTCTCACCTGCGATACCTAAAGTTGTAACACCAACACTTTGTGCTACAAAACTTAAATCTACTTCAGAAGTATAGACGCCTGGTGATACAAATACTTTACTATTAGCCATTGTCTTTTTTTTTGTTTATTTAATTTATTTCTATATAAATATTAGTTTTTTACGCAAAAACTTTACTTATTGTAAACTATTTATATTTTGGTATGATTTAATTCTACCTTTTTTCTACCTATGGATAAAGATACTAAGAAGATAAAAAATTTGAAGATTTCGGTTGACGTTCACGAAACCCTAAAAAAGTATTGTGATAAGCGTGGGATTAAAATGTATCGGTTTTTGGAAAACCTGATAATGGAAAAATGTAAGGAAAAAAAAGATATTTATGGAGAAGATTAATTACAACAATTCCTGATTGAAAATAAGAAACGAAGTTTTGTTAGGAAATTGTTTGTAAATGATTATTTTCAAAGTGTCCCCACTATTAATTTGTATTTCCCTAACATCGTTTCCATAGTAAAGACCGTTAATATAAACCTCATATCCTGATGGAAGGGATCCACTTGATACATTATCACTGTCAACAAACCTTAAATTAACATTATAATCAAAAACTTCGATTACTTCAGTTGATCCCGTTGCAAAATCATATCTTTTTACTGAAGGTGGGTTTGGTTCTTCTTTTCTTTGTCTTTTCTTTCTTGTTTTTGTTTCCGTCTCAAAAATTTGAAAAACTCGTGTGATTGCTGGTGTGATTTCAAACTCGTCTTCGTCAATAAGGAAACCTAATAATGTAAATGTATATTTTTGAATATAAAATTTTCTCTTTTCAAGATCCAACACTGATTCATCTGTTATATCATTCATAACGATAGGAATATAGTGTCCTTTTATAACTTGGTACGCCTGTCTTGACGAAAACTTTTCAAGAACAATTTGGTTGAACTTATTTAGTTCTCTCATTCTATTACATAAGATAGCCACAGTATATGTTATATCAACAGGTACCGGCTGAGGTATTTTGTATATATCCATCCCGTGTCTTTGTCCGTCCCATGTTGGTACTTTCGCGTAATAGTATTGTCTTCTATTTGGTATGTTCCATCTTAATGCCGGATTTGTTCCATATTTTACTTCGGGGGTTCTAATCGTTGTAATAAATGGGGGTTCAGCGTTTTTATCTATATTTTGAAAATCCCACGTCTCAACAAATTGAGACCAGTTCTGTGTGGTAATCATAATATCAACAGTTGGAATTAATGATCCTTCGACAACACATCTTAATTCATCCTTAACAAAATCTAAAAATCCACGATCTAAATCGGCGTGCAATAAAGATTTCGGAAGATAAGTCCCATCTTCTGAAATCATATCCGCAATCTCATGTCTTCTCGGAGTTAAGATTTTTTTCTCAATCAGAGGAATACTTTTTTTTATTTGTTTTGGGAATCCCATATTAACTCACTAAAAATATTTTATCATCTAAATTTATCATTTCAACCTCATTTGCTCTGAAAATTGGTTCTCTTGTTTTTTTAATTACAAATGTATCATCCAAATAAGGATTATATTTAACAACAATATTTGATTCGGGTGATGGTATATCATCACAAGGAAACTCACAATAATCAATTAATGTTCCTGTAACATAAGCATGAACATTCTTTTGTTTAACAGATCTAACCTTTTCTTTACCTTTTTCCCCCACTAAAAATCTTACATTTTCCAATCTAACGTAATCCGCTTTTAATACAACAATACCACCAAATGTAACTGAGAACATATGTCTTGTAATATCATAATAAACTTTAACTTGTTTATTAATTAATAAATTTGGGTCTCCCTTAATTGAATAAATTAAATCTTTACTCTGAGATTCGTTTAATAATAGTTTCATAATCCTCTAAATTCATTTGGTCCTACAGGTGATGCACTTATTGTACGATAGAAAGGTTTATACCCTGCGTAAGTATGTTTATTGTCAGATACAACACGACCATCGTTATTAACGGTATAGTATCTAACTAATGTTTCCGTTTCATAATACCCAATATAATCACCAAAATTAATATCAATATTCAAATCATCTAAAGTTTTTTGGTATACAGAAATTCTGATATTACCTGGTTCCATTTGATCTACCCTTGTTGACCCTAACAACTTATTTTCAGGTGCGGACACTTGAACAAATGCATTAAACTCGATTGGGGGTAAAAACTTAATACCGTCTGATACAGTTTCACCATATACATCATCAGTTTTTGTTTTGTATCTATCAACACGATATAATACACAGGTGAAGTTCATATCACCCACTAACCATTCCTCACCCATTGAAATATCAAGGTCAAAATCGTTTTCTCCAAAAAATTTACCTATCCTTGTAATAGGAACTTTATTTGCCATATTTTCGGTATTTATTGATAAATATCTTTTTTATTGTTATTTTTATTAAAAAGGAAAATTTGGATATTAATCAGTCATTAATAGAACACAAAGCGTTGGAGTTGTTAGACACTTATTCGGGTGCTAATAACTATATAATATATCTTAAAACTAAAAAAGAAACCAACAAAAGATTTTATCCGACAAGAACTCAAGCGGATTACATTATAAATTATTTTAACACTATACCAAAGATTGCTCGTAAGTGGGTGGAATTGGATACTTACTTTGCTAAAAAGTTTGCTGAAGAAAAATATCTCCTTGAAATCCCTGAAAATATATACGTTGAGAAATTATTGGTTGAGAAAGAAAAATCTTACCACGTTTGGGCTAAATTCTTTGAGAAGGATAGATTAAGTGAATTTTGGATACCTAAGTCGGCTCTTATTAAATCACATAATGTTGAGAAGGTTGAGGTGGATTATTCTAAATACGATCATAGACCACCACTACAACACCAAAAAGAAGCAATAGAAAAGTTGGCGGGATCAAGAAGATTTATTCTTGCCGATGATATGGGTCTTGGTAAAACAACGGCTACGATTATTGCTGCTTTGGAGACAGGAGCAAAGAAAATATTAATTATTTGTCCTGCTTCATTGAAGATTAACTGGCAACGTGAAATTGAAAATTATTCAGATAGAACCGTATATATTGCAGAAGGTAAGAAATTTTCAACTGAAGCTGATTTTGTTATTGTTAATTATGATATCTTAAAAAACTTTCACGATATGAAGGATAAGGGTAAATCTTTATTAAACCAATCTGAATTTGAATTGGTTATTTTAGATGAAGCCCATATGATATCTAACCCCCAAGCACAAAGAACAAAAATTATCAATCATTATGTAAAAAACATAAAAAGGGCTTGGTTGTTAACGGGAACACCAATGACATCTCGTCCAATGAACTATTATAATCTATTAAACATTATTGAATCTCCTGTTGCTCAAAATTGGATGGCTTATGCTATTCGTTATTGTCAGGGATATCAATTTACTGCGGGAAATAGAAAAGTGTGGAATGTTACGGGAGCATCTAATTTGGAAGAATTAAGAGATAGAACGTCAAAACAAATTCTTCGTAGATTAAAAGAGGATGTGTTGGATCTTCCCGATAAAATTATTTCTCCTGTATATCTTCGTTTGAAGTCAAAAGAGTATGAAGAATTAATGGGTGATTACTATGATTGGTTTGATAATAAGAAAGATGAATCATCTTCACTTACCGTTCAGTTCTCAAAATTAATGAAAGTTAGAAAGGTTATTGCTAACGAGAAAACAAAACAAACTATTGAGTTTGCTGAGAACATTATAGAACAAGGTAAAAAAGTTATTATCTTCACAAACTTTACCGACACATTACAAACAATATACCAACACTTTGGAAAACAAGCGGTTTATTTGGATGGTAGTTGTTCTAAACCTCATCGTCAACACGCGGTTGATGAATTCCAAGATAACGAAAAGATTAAAGTATTTGTTGGTAACTTAAAAGCTGCCGGTGTGGGTCTAACTTTAACCGCCGCTGAGGCTGTAATTATGAATGACTTATCATTTGTTCCCGCTGAACACGCTCAGGCTGAAGATAGAGCGTATCGTTATGGTCAAAAATCAAACGTTCTTGTTTACTATCCATTATACGAAAACACCATTGAAGGTGCAATATATGACATCTTAAATCGTAAGAAAGAAATCATCAGAACCGTAATGGGGGATGAACAACCTGAGAATAGTGGGGATGTGGTTGAAGAAATTTTATCACTTATTAATAAAAGACGATAACTTTTACTTTTTTGTGATATTTATTTGGAAACAAATCTATTATGAAAAAAGTTGTAAAATTAACCGAATCCGATTTAACTAGAATAATTAAAAGAGTTATTAAAGAATCACAAAATGATATTCCTCAAGAAATTATGGGGTGTGCTACAGAAGTATTAACATTGTCTGATATGACTAAAATCCCAACTTGTTTAGAATTAGGTATGTCGGTTATGACAACTAAAAAAATCCCAACAGATATTTTTAAAGTAATGGCTTGTGGTACGGAACTAGCTAAATTAAATAAAACACCACAAGATGGTATGCAATTTATGAATTGTGTTTTAGAAAAAATTGGGACCACTAATCCTGTGGTAATGAATACTAATGAATCAAGAAAAAGAAGGTAATTATGAGTAACAGTAGAAGTCAAACTAAAATTAGAAAGACACAACAAGTTAATTTACTTGCCGAAGAAAGATATTTGAAACAAAAAGGTTTATTATTTGAATCTACAATTGAAGATTTTATGGAGTGTTTCGACGCTAACGGATTAACAATGGACCAAATACCACAAAGTTGTAGATCAATTAACAATAAAGAAGAATTTATTAAATGTAAAAATGATATCAATACCGCAATGGTTAGTATGGGAAGACCATCGGGTCAAAGTTTTGAATCGTTATTTGCGTGTTTAGAAACTAAGGCAATGAATTTAGGGTTACTTGTTGAACCTGTAACACCTGAAGAGGAACCACCAACAGAAGAAGAAGAACCTGAAGAGGAAAAATAACATTATAAACCCACCACTCGGTGGGTTTTTTGTTTTATATGATATTTATGATTAATGAAAGTAACTATTAAACATATAAAATGTGATATGTCCAATGAGGACAAAGAATTAGTGGGGGATTTCCTAAAATATTTACAAAAAAAATATCCCGTTAAAAATGATGTTACTGTTTTATTTTTAGGTGAAAAAACTGAAGGTATGTCAACTGGAAGTAGAAATGATAATTCCGAACTTAAAGTTTTAACTAAAGGAAGAATAAATCGTGATGTTTGTAGAACATTAGCACATGAGTGGGTTCACGAATGGCAACGATCAACTAAAGGTGTTGAGAGAGGTCCTGATATCGGTGGCCCAAATGAAGATGAAGCAAACTCAGAAGCTGGTTCAGTTATTAAAAAATTTGAACGTGATTTCCCCAAATATGAGAATTTAATGTATGAAGGATTAGTTGGTATTGGTAAAAAAATCAATCTAATCAATGAACAAATTCTTATTGTAGAAAAACAAAATATTCGTGAAAACTTTATAATGGAAATGAAAAAAATTGGTATTGAGAAATTACCATATTCATATTCCGCATTAAATAAGTTTGTTGATCCTGAAACTATGGATGTTCATTATAACAAACATTATAAAGGTTATGTAAAAAAATTAAACGATGCGTTATCCAAAAAAGATTATGGTGATGTTGAGTTAGAAGATATTGTAAAAACAATCGGTAAATACAATACAACAATTAGAAATAATGCCGGTGGTGCTTTTAATCATGCATTATTTTGGAAAATGTTATCGCCGAAAAGACAAAAACCAAGTGGTGAGATATTTGAAAAAATTACCAAACAATATGGTAACATAAAAAAAATGAAGGATGAATTTAATCAATCCGCTAAAGATAGATTTGGATCAGGATGGGTATGGTTGGTTCTTACCAAAACAGGAAGATTAAAAGTTGTATCAACACCAAACCAAGATAATCCTATGATGAGTGTTGTTAAAGATGGAGGTTACCCACTATTAGGGCTTGATGTATGGGAACACGCTTACTACTTACGTTATAGAAATAAACGAGATGAATACATCAAAAAGTTTTGGGATCACGTAAATTGGGAATTTGTCAATGAATTGTATCTGTTAAGAACTAATAAATAAGATATTTATAATTAAAAACTATGGCAATAATTTCAGAACCAGAAAGAAGTAAATTATATACAAGAATTCGTCACCTTTTAGGGGCTCCACTTCGTAGTGTTGAGTTAGATGACGAACAAATGGATACTCTATTAGAATTCTCTATTGATGATTATTCACAATATATTCAAGATTGGTTGATTGAATCTCAATGGTCTAATCTTTGGGGGTTAAATGTTGAAACACAATCTTTAGCGAAAGCTTTTGTTACAAAAAGTTTGGACTATGAGACAAGATATACATATGCGTATTCTAAGATTGTTGGACTACAAACCGGTGGTGATTATGTCTTAAAGAAAGATTATATTCAATTAGTTGAGAATCAACAAATATATGAGATTCCTGCGTGTAGAGAACTTAATGAACTATTATGGTTTTCTCCGGCGGAGTTAAATAATACATTAATTGATCCTTGGACTTTTGGTGGTATTGCCGGTGGTGGTTTAGCTGGTCCAGCAGGATTTGCCCAAATGGGTAATTTAGCGGGTAGTTATTTTATGATGCCGGCATTTGATATGTTATTAAGAATGCAAGAGATTAACATCCAAAGAAGAATTATTCAAGGGGATTTAACATATAGAGTTACCGCATTACCTGATGGTAAGAAAGCAATTCATTTAATGAATGTACCGGGTGGAAAATTTGATTTTGGAAATGGTACTTTAAGAAAAGGTAGAGTTTGGTATTGGTATTATGATGCTTGTGAGGAAGATAAAGACGATTGTTTAAAAAATAATCCCGACATCATTCAAATGCCGTCAGATGTTCCATTCCAACAAATGTCTTGGGTAGATCTAAATAATCCTGCTCAAGTGTGGGTTCGTAGATGGTTTACCGCTTATTGTAAAGAAACGTTGGCAAGAGTAAGAGGTAAGTTTAGTGGAAACATCAAAACTCCTGACTCTGAATTAACTATGGATTATACATCATTGGCTACTGAAGCGAAAGATGAAAAGACAAAATTAATTGATGAACTTATCGGACCTGAAGGTAGATTGACAAGATTGAAACCTGAAAAGGTAATGGAGCGAGAAGCATTAATTGCTGAAAACTTAAATAAATCTCTTAAGTTTAGAGCAATGCCAAGACAAATATATGTAATCTAATATGCCAGAAATTATTAAAATACCACAGAGAAAAATTATAACTAAGTCAGTACAACCACAAGTACAACCACAATTACCGGTTGAATATAAAATTGTTTCTGAACCTAATTATAGTTCTAATGGTGAAAAATTAATTATTGCAAAAGATATTAACCAAACAACGATCACTTTAGATTCCACAAAGAATTTTAAAGTGACCGTAAAAGTATTGACAAGTGTTAGTGTAATACCTGACCTTGGTAAAATTGATGAGGAATGGGACGAACTCCAATTAGATTGGGGGGCTTGTGTACAGTTTCAGTTTGTTGAAGGAAACTGGTATATACTATCTTCAGACGGGTTGAAGATGTCTTAACCCTCATCATTTAGGATTTTAAACGTATTGTTCCCAACCCTCTTCGGCCAATTCGTACATATAGTTAGGATCAATACCAACCGATTCCCAAAACTCAACTTCACCTTGTTCCATTTTAATTAAGTTCTCAAACACATCATCTTGATCTTCAGGACTAAACGGTTTACCGTTAATCAATTTACATTGCTCAGTTGTGTAAAAACTTCTATCTTCAGGATCCTTAATTAATAATGTATCTCTAACCTCATCATCAAATACAATTAATAAAGGTTCCACACGTTTGTTAAAGGTTGCGATTGCTCTTTGGATGTTGTACTCACCTAACATTTCGGGATTGTTTTCTAAATCTGAAGGATCAATACGATAACAATTTAATTCAATATGTGAACCAAGTACCGGCATCTTACCGTGTTTCTCAAAGTAAGCATCTTTTTCTTTTTTTGGTATTTTCTCATTCACCTTTTGAACATCACCGTGAGAAGCCTTTGTACCATTGTTAACATAAAGAATCATATCTCCAAGGTTTGCTTGTATACCATCTCTAATAAGAAGTTCCATATGTGCCATTCGTGAGTTAAGATTACCAGCTTTAGTTGTTTGTTTACTACGTTTAATGTAATCCTCAATACTTAACTTAACTTTAGATTTAGATGCAATCTCAGCCAATGGAACTCGTTGGTCAAATATCTTTTGTATGTATTCGTAATACCACTCAATAAATTCTTTACCCTCACCTCTAAGTAATTGTTTAACTCCTTTATCCAAAAACTTCTCAATGTATTTTGGCATTTTTTTGGATTTAATACTATTACCCGTTAGTTTAACTTTACCATTGTGTTCCATTGTTGCGTAGTTCTTACGAGCTAAATTAATACACGAATCCCAAGTACCATCACAATCAAGTCCCATCTCACCTTTCATAAAGATATCGTTAAACTCAGCAACATCAGCATCATACCCACGATATTCTTTACCTTCCTTAACCAACCAATTTTTTCCTTTACCAACATAAACTCTATCGTCAACACCACCCTCAGGTAATGAGAAGTTCATACCATCGGTATCACATACCAAAGGACTATATCCTCTCTTACTAAAAAAGTTTAACATCTGTCTTAAGTATTGTCTTCCCGTACAAGTAATCTGTTCCCCCATATCAATATCTCCCCACGGAAATACTTGTGGAGCCGATAACGATCCGAAGAATGCGTTGATAAAGATCTTAATTGGTAATTGTTTACGGTCAAAAGATGTGGATTTCTTTTTATCAATGTCCTTATATTCCGCCGCCAAATTTTTATACATAATACGAGAGTTACGGAAGTAAGTTAATAATCCCTTCATTGCTCCCGTTATATCACACTCAGGGAACACGTCATGAACTAACTGAATGGATGGGTATAGTGAAGAGTAGTCAAGCTTAAGTACGTCCTTAGAGTACCCTACTTTAAGTAATCGTGATAGACCACCAACAAAACTTCTTCGTTCTTCTTTCTTGGGGATTGCCAAACCATATTTGTATGACCAAGCTAACATTACCATTTTCCATAATGTTGCGGTACCCATTGTTGATGCTCTCTCATATGTTGTTGGAACCAATGATGCTAATAGAAACGTTGCTTGGTTGAACTCGTCATCCACAATCAACGTTTCCTCAAGGTCATCGTCAAGATATCGCTCAACTATGTCGTCCCCCGTTGTTTTAAGATATACATCACCTCGTCTTACACATATCTCATCTACCTTTGGATCAATACCAACTTTTTTGTATTTACCATTTTCGGTGTTTAACCAATACTCGTCTTTGTGGGCATACATCGGACCAATACTTGTGTGGTCAATATAGATACGATCAGGCGCTTCGGCATCAATATACTTTGTAATATACTTCAAACCCGCCTCTTTAATGTTTGAATTGATTGCTTGTGATCTACGAACAGAGTGAATGATGTCAATTACATTATATCCCCACATTTGAACTTGGTTATATCGTTCAACCTCATTTGCCAACTTTAACATTGATTCTCTTTGTGAGATTGTCTTCTTACCATTCATTGAAACTGCAATCTTCTTAATGTCCAAATGTAATGCCTTACATCGTTCAAAAATCCAAAACCAGTCAAAGTTTGCTGAGTTATAACCCGCAATGATTGACGGTTTAAGTTGATCTATTGTTCTAAAGAACTCAACAAGACCTGCTCGTTCTTCATCTTCATTTGAACATTCAATAACTTTTTGGAATCCTTTATTTGTTTTCATTCCAATCATAAAGATACGACCGTCTTTTGGTTCTAACGCGGTCGTCTCAAGGTCAAATACAAATCTCGTAATATCGTTGTATTCTTCAAACCCTTTGAATAATCTTTTCTCTT